TTGCCATTGCGGCAGCACAATTAAACCGGGTGGATTACACCAGGAATCAAAACAAGAAATATTTAAAATAAATAAATATGAAAATTAGACCAATACTATTTAGCACGCCAATGGTACAAGCCATTTTGGATAAAAGAAAAACCCAAACCAGACGAATAATCAAACCACAGCCTATAGAAGCTACTTATGGTAAAATGATGTATGGTGAACTGGAATTGACAATGAACTCGTTAAAGAATCATTCAAAATACCAGATTGGTGATATTATATGGGTTCGTGAAACTTGGCAGTATAGTGATGATTTGGAGCATCCTTATTTATACAAGCAGAAAGAATTAGAGGAGCTTACACCTGCGTTTTTCAAATTAATGACTTGGAAGCCTTCCATTTTTATGCCTAAAGAAGTTTGCAGGATATTTCTGGAATGCACCAATGTGAGAGTTGAGCGCCTTCAGGATATTTCAAATGGAGATGCTAAATCGGAAGGTATCCAAAACCATTATTTGTTTAAGGATTCAGGTTATAAACATTATACCAGAGCTGATAAGTTCATTCCATTTGGTGAAGCAGATGCAGAAAAAACAAGCTTTTTTTCTCTATGGATGAGCATAAATGGAGCGGTGTCCTTGGATGCAAACCCATGGGTTTGGGTGTATGACTTTAAACAGACAGAACGTCCAGCTAATTTTTAAATCTCAATACTCAATACTAACATCTCAATACTAAAATATGAAACAAGTACTATTAAACTACGCAAATTTCACTGAAGAATTCAATCTATTAGGTAAGATCATTGTTGGCACTGTGACCGGCTTCATCCTTGTTTGCTGTGTTGCCATGATAATTGGACTGATCCTTCAAGGCGTACCAGAAGCGATAGGATATGCAGGGTAAAATCCCCCTAGCCCCCGAAGGGGGAATAAACTCAAAACTGAATACTAATATCTCAAAATCAAAATATGAAAAAGAAAATTTACATAGCCGGAAAAGTAACCGGAGAACCTAAACACAGTTGCGCATTAAAATTCGCTATGGCTGCAAAAGAAATCGAAGCTCAGGGCTTTGAAGCTGTAAATCCTATAGAAGTAGTAAGAGATTTTGAAGCACCCTGGGAAACCGCAATGAAAAAATGTATTAAAGCATTAATGGACTGTGATGCCCTGTTCTTTCTTCCTTGTACAGAGAATAGCCCAGGGGCAAATTGGGAGTTGGAAATAGCCAATAGATTAAAAATACCAACCTCAAAATTCTCAACAGAAGCTATAAAGCTATTTAAACCAAAAGAAAAATGAAAAACCATACAGAATACACCCAATGGATTTATGTGGTATTGGTAATTGCCATAATACTGTGTGTGCTTTACCTTATTGCATATTATAATATTAAGAAAGCCAAAAAAAACTATAAAACAGCCAAAAAGCGGCAAGAGGAGCTTCGGGAAGATGTTACCAGGATAAATGAAACCTTGTTAGACTCTGGAATGAGTTATGGTGATATTCGGGAGTTCTGGGACGAATGCTTTGTGGAAGGTCAAATACGATATAGTTTAGCTCCCTGCACATGCAACGATGTGAATCAATGCGAAACTTGGTGTCAGGCCAAAGCAAGGTTTACGTTAAATCCTCCAATTGATTAATATATCTTCAGTTATATATTTTTTGTAATTTCACCTAAACTTTAAACCATGAAGAAACTACTACTAATCACTTTTCTATTCACAATTTACTTCTTACAAGCACAGGATGGTTACAGCCTTTCTGATGATACGTATAAAGAGATCCGAACTAAGGTCATAGGTTTGGATAGTTTGGAAACAAAAACTTTTGCAGATAATTTAGCAAGTTCAGCTAAGACCGACTTTGTGTTTTATAAAGCCAAATTCAATGATAATGACCTCAGATATTTTTATAGAAGAATGGATCTAACTCCAGAAGAACAAAAAAAACAGGAAATGTTGGGATGTGTTAGATGTATGGTTATTTATTTCCATAAATATTACGTTGGTTCCAATGAAGATTTAGGCATAGAAGGCGCTCCTAAGTTTCGGTTTAATTTGGTTATTGGAAGCTACTTGGATCTATTCCCAACTTGGAAACGTGAATTTTTACCTAGCGCAATAAAAGAAGAAGCTCTTGATAATTTTAAATACCTCCGAGTGGAAAGTGTAGAAATGCATTTAAATGTAACTCTTGCAAAGTTTAGTGGAGTTTGGGAACTTAGGAATAACTCATAGAACTAACTCAGTAAATCCTTCAACCACCCCTTAATCCGGGTGGTTTTTTTATGTGATAATATTGCTGCTTTAAATATTTTGTTTTATGTTTGTGTATGACAAAACGTCAGAAACAAGAGATTGGCACTCAAAAGAATAAGCTTCTTCGCTACCAACTGGTTTTAGGGCTTTATCACGAACACAAGACAGAAGATAATTCTGTAATGACAGTATGGCGTAAATATATCTATCCCAGATATGCAATTTCCAGGACTACCTTATATACTATTCTTGGTACCTCTGTCAATAAAGAACTAAAAGAGATCAAAGCTTTGGAAGATAGTCAGCTTTCCATATTTGGTTAAACATCGGTTATGCTAAAACTATAGGTTAATCTATACTCCTGCACCCCATCATCCCTCTTTACACGTTGCATTCCCCTTCTAATTAATTTCCCGGCAAATACCTCAGGGTTCCATCCGTGAAGTGCCGTGTGAGCCGCCTCTATCAATTGCCAAATAGACCTGGCATTGTCTTTTTGAGGCTTCGGGGCGTGACCACTGGAATTGGTCAATTTTAAATCGGCAATACTAAGCGTTAGGTAACAGTCTGCCATTTGTCGTTGCTGTGGATCCTTATTCCGATCTTTCCCCACATCACTATAAGCGGCATTGGTAATATCTATTAAAGCACAAGGCCATTGCACCGGAAAGTTAGGACTGTAGTAATCCAATTGCCCCCAATCTTCATCAACATATTTAAATCCCGGTATTAACAGGAGTTTGGCCTGAGTATTATCGATTATGTTTTTCATTGCTTTAAATTATTTTTAATTGTTTTTCCTACCTCTTCCATATTGTGGTTTACAATGAGTTGTACCCGCCTGTCCACTTGGGGATCCCATCCTATGAATTGCCGTTGGTCAATCTTCATTATGGTACCAACTTTCATTAATGCCATGGCTTTCCATTTGGCAGCTTCCCCGGAAAGTTTCTCTATTCTTTTTTTACCGCCTTTGTTACCTTTAGCTGCTCCGTTTGCCTTATAGAACATTGCCCAAAAGTAGCTTTTCATCTTGGCGGTAACTTCTATTTCTCCACCTTCATTGTGAATGCTGGCATAGGGAAGTGAGCTCTTCCAACTTATGGAATGCCCGGTATTGGTTTTATTGATACTTCTCCTTAATTTCCCACTTCTATCAAGTAAAGAACCCCGGCTATAAGTATGTTTGGTTTCAGGCCATTTCTTGTTAAAAAATGCCTTGCGCTCAAAGTTACGGTCAAACTCCTGTGTGAGATCTACCGCCACATCATCCACAATATTTTTAACCACATCTTTAAAATCCATAATGCTTTGCAGTTTATCCCTTTGTTGTTAGAAAGATTACGATTGCGCTTCGTTATTAAGATCAGTTGCGTTATCTTCCATAAACCGACTTAATTGCTTGTATGCTACATCTGTGTGGTCATTACTAAAACCTCTAAATTTAACACGTGCAGGATATACATTTTTTATCTCATTATTTTCCATTTCGAATACTATAGCCCAACCGAAAATGTGTAGTATTTGATTAATAATTAATAATAACCCTGTACTTCTAAATTCTGACCATTCTTTTTTAGTTACCATTTTTTTGTTTTTAATTACTATTAATATTTATTTTTAATAGATTGAATAATAGGCTTTGCCTTAGCTGCTCCCGCTACTTTATGGTAGGGATGCTTTGGCGGAAATGCCACTTTTTGTTTGCCCGGATTAAACCTGAAAATTTCCAGTTTGTTCTTACCGTTTTTGCTCTCCTGGTATGTTGCGCTTTTTCCCGATTTATGAGCCTTCACGGCATCGCTTAAATCATTTAAATAAGCCAATACTTCAGCTACCGTACATCGGCAGCGCCAACCATTTGGAGGAAAGAAGAGATCCCAAAAAGGATCATTCTTTGGCAGGGTTATATTATGAAGTGCCTGATGGCTATCCCTCACCTTATCATCATTGGCAGTTCTGTACTGCAAATAGTAACGATCACCATCGGTAAAGTTCTCCCAACGCTCTGCCATTAAACCACTACCAACGGCAAAGTCATATTCTGCCTCCAGGTAATTTTCGTTATAGTTTTTTTTAATGCTGGAGACATCTTTTGAAAACTGGGAGAAGCTCTTGATTTTCTTGTCTTCGGTAAGCAGCTGCCTGGAAGCTTCAAATAATTGTGCGTGCGTTTTTAATCCTGAAAATAGGAATATATCCTCTTCCATGCTTTTGCGCATAGAATCGCTAATTTCATTATCAGAAAGCGCCCTGGATAAAAACCCGTTTGTTTGGATTATGATATCCTGGTATTCCGGTACCTCTTTTAAATCGTCCGGGTTGTAACTTCCTTTTTTGTGCAGCTTTTTAAAAGCCTTTTCAACGGTCTTTAAAAGCCGTTTAAACTTAGGATTTAAGGCTAACTGTAAATCCTGTTGTTGATGGTTGCAATGGCCACAAGTGCAATTATACAAATGCGATAGCCTGCCGTGCAATGCCCCAAAGTAACCTTTAGGGCTTAGTCGAAAAAATCCGCGCCAAGACTAAGGGTGTTTTGCTGCTTTGGCACTTCTCGTTTCCCAATTACTTCAACTCCAAACTTCTCTTTTACCCATTCCGGCTTCACATCAAAATAAGGCAAGGAATCCTTTGTCATTGTCCATAGTTGCGCCAAATCTTCGGTTTGTTCATATCCATAGGTAATATCCCCTTTTAAAACGCCTATTTTTGAGAGTGCCGGTATAACGGTGGTATTCCAGGCTTGCTCCAACAATCGCAAATCGCTATCACATAAAGTATTTAACATTTCCTGACCGCTTTCGTCTTTAGATCTGCTACCGTTTTGAGTATCTTGGCCAATAACAGCTCCTGTAACTAACAATGAAATTTCATTGTTGCAAAATGTCATTAAATTGCTATAAACATCCCCATTGGTATTCACGCCTTTTGCCCATTCAAAGCTTTCACTTTCATCAATGATAAACCAAGCGGCTGCGCCCATATCTTTCATCATCGTTTCGCCCCGTTTTACCATTGCAGGATCTTGCGTATTTGTTTTCATGACCCTGGGCGGAATTCCATAGATCTCGCACAATTCACTCCAGCAACTTTGTGCAAATCGTTTAAATAATATGTGGGGAACTGCATTGTTCAACAAACCTAAATTACCCTTGGCTCCAAACTCCAATAACCAGGTACCGTATTCTGCAACTTCACGGTAAGGGGTAAATGTATCTTCAGTATAATCGGGATATAACCTTCCATTTCTGGGATCTATATTTTCCCTGGGCAATAAGTCTACCTGAAGTACTTTTTCAATATTTAAAGACAATTCAATTAATGAATGGCCATTAAAAACACTGTCCAAAATGTGTTTGTTGATTTCATTGGTGAACTTGGCATTGTTAATCAATTTTGTTTGATCCTCATCTACATCCCCGTTGGCTTTTTTAAGTACAATACGTTCTGCCAATACTTTTAACTGGCGGTTTTGTAATTGTGAAGTCAATAATGCATCCAGCTTAATTTCCTTAAAAAGCTGTTGAATTAAATACCACTTTGGAAGATCAACCAGATTGGTTAATTTTTCGGCAGTTTTCCAACTGGCAATGTCTTTACGAGTGCTCGCCACTGCCTTTGGGGCAATTGTAGCGGTATATTTTGGGGCGGCTGCATTTGTTTTTAAAGCCAAATTATGCGATTGCTTTTTTGTTCTATGTTTTCTACTGCTCATAATTATTCGTGATTAAATTTTTTGCGTGAGCCAAAACTAAAAGGCTCTTTGGTGCTTAATTCATTATCAATTTGAGGTAACGAACTTAGGTTTACATCACCATTTGCCAATTTGTTGAGCCAAGCTACGGCACGATCATATCGTTCCTTTGTTTGCTCATAGATCACATCGGCATTGCAAAGCTCCACTACCCACCATTTGGCAATGGTGGTAGCGTGTTTTAAGATCAGCGGATTTCGTTCAGCTGCCACTTTGCTTAAAATTGCATCTACATCGTATTGCAACCTCCCATCCTGCCACTGTCTTTTATTGTTTCCGGATAGATAACTGCGTACCTCTTCTTCAGCTGCGGCCATAGCGATATCAATAATATCATTATTGCCTTCAGTGATTTGTTCCAATTGATAGCCGTATATCGTACTTGGCATATCTGATTTATTTAAAAACATAACTTAGTATTTTCGTGAGTTAATAGCCCCAAATGAATAATCCATATTTTTTTGTACCGTTCGGTTTTGAATTAGCCAACAAGCCCCTTCAAGGGAATCGGGCCCGTCCATTACAGAAGCTTTTTCGCTTACGCCTATCATTTGATCGTGCATACGTATCATATTTGGATCTTCCTTTTCAGCTTTGTTGAAAATCAGATTTCCAAGACGGTTGAGAGGTTCCAAGGTTCCTTCGATCCTAAAGAACTTATCGGCCTTTCTGCGTTTGTCTTCAGTTATTGGTATGGTAAATCCATAACTATCTGCACGCTGATAAATCAAGGGCAGTAACACTTGCTGGTAGTGTGGATCCTGCAAGCTGTTATTTTCAATGTAGATCCGTTTGGTATCCACATTTTTTTCCTTCAGGTATAAATAGGATTCATAGAGCCAGTCCACAAACTTTGCATTGCTGGTTTGATCTATCCAAACTTTATATAAAAAGCGTTTCCTACCCATACTCCCAACAACCACTACAGACTTATAAGAAGCTTGCTTATTGCGCCCACGATCTTTATTGGAGGTCGAAGGATCGGCATATACAAATACCTGATCACAAAATTTGAGAGCCGGACATTTACCGTAGGTGATATCTTTAAAAGTATCACCTTCAGAAATTGGGTTATTAAAATATTCCTTTTGTTGTGCGCTCCAGGGAATTTTAGATAACACCCGATCTATAAGCTTTGCGGTGTTTTTCTGAGGCCAGGTACTTTTACCTTCTTTATCCCGGATATTGATTATATCGTGCCGGTCTGCTTTTTTGGCAAGCTCTGTAATGCAACAATATTTTGCAATGATATTTCCTAGCACTACAAATAAGAGATCATTGGAGGTTGATCTGGTTGGGTAAAGTGCTTCATTGATCCACTTCACCTTTTCGGTAACACGATCAGGGTTTCTGCATTCCTCATCGGTATCAATATCATCTATAAGAATACCATCCGGTCTCTTTGCATCATTTTTTGTACCTCTGGGGCTTTGCCCTGCACCCAAAGCACGTAATGAAACCCCTTTCTTGGTTATAAACTCATGGGATTCCCAATTGCCAATTCCCTCCTGTTCCCCATAATCATTAATGATACGATTATTGGATTCCAGTGTGGCCTTAAAAGGCAATAGCAGTCGTTTTGCATTATCGAAAGTGTTGGAGACCAATACAAAATTCTTGATCCTACCGGTAAGGATCAGGAACAAGAAAACCATCATGGCCGTAGATGATTTACTCAATTCCCTCGCCCAGGAAACAACTTCATACCATTCTGAATTTGCAATACATCTTTTGGTAAAATCAATATGAAATTTCGCAGGTTCTGAAGTACAATAATGCGGGAAATAATATTTTTTCCACTCCTCCGGATGAGCTTCCAGATGGGCAATACGCTTTTGTTTTTGTGCAGGGGTTTCATTAAGGTCAACAGGTGTTGCCTTTGCACTATTTTCCCTGTATTGGTTCCAGAGGGCTAAATATTTCTTGTCTTCAGCTTTAGCCATCTATGAGAGTTTGGAATTTATAAATACATCAAATAGCGGAACCAGGCGCTTATATAAATCAAAGTCCTGAGGCTTGATAAAGTCAAGGAATCCAGTTGCAACCTCATAAATTTCAGCAATTGAAGTTTCGGTTTCTAACCTTTTTATGGAAGTAGTTATAACTGCAATTGTATTTGCTTCTTTAGTAGTGGCAAAATTCCCAACTGTTACCGGAAAGTCTTCTTCGTTGTATTTTGGGTACTCTACCCTATCATTTCCATTTTTATCCTTTGTTATTTTGGGTTTCAATAAATCCTCCGGAACGTCATACTGCACCTTACGTGTAATGATGTGATTGTTCAACCACTCCAATTGATCATACAGGTCACCAATCATTTTTTGGCGGGTGACCATAAGGGACTTGCGCAGTTTCTTCCAGGCTTCCTGATCTATCCACTTAGTGATGGTATTGGGACGTACTCCTACACGATCGGCAATTTCCTTATTGGTGAGTTTTTGGCTTGTATCCAAAAACAGCATTCTGGCATATTCTTTTGCTTCGGTTTTCTTTAGTCCCATGGGTGTGATTTGAAGGCAAAAGTGGGTAATTCGCGCGCGAAAATAAAAAAACCGGAAAGCCTCTTAACTACTCTGTACACGGGCTTTACAGTTTCTTGCGGGATACATTTTGTTACTACATATTTGTCCCTCTAATAAAGAATGAATTCATAAAACCAATGCCGAAACCCGGACAAAAGAAAAAGCGATTTACATTCAATGATCCCACGGTTAAAAACAGTCATGGGTTCCTAATTCCCACCGAAGGGATAGGTCTTGAAAGGTTCGCTAAGAATCCTGTAATGTTGGATAGCCATTGGAACAGCAACCATAGTGTTATTGGACGTTGGGAAGGTTTTGAAAATAAAGAAGGTCTTTTAAGCGGTCTTCCCGTATTTGATATGGATGATGAAGCAGCTGCCAAAATTGCCGGAAAGGTAGAACGGGATTTTATACGAGGCTGTTCTATGGGAATCACATTTAACCATGCTGATTTAAAGTATGTGGCCGGTCAACTGATCCTTGAAAAATGTGAACTATATGAAGTGAGCATAGTAGCTGTTCCCAGTAATGCCAATAGCATACACTTATATCATCAAGACGGTAAAACATTAATGACAGATGAAGAGGTACAAAAGCTTTGTTTATCTGCCATCCCAACCGAACCGGAAACTGAATTTATTACACCTAAAAACCCAGAAAACGAGAATATGAGTAAAATTAAATTAACCGCAGTTGCTGCCTTGATATTAGGTTTTACAGCTGACACAGAAATGGAATCAGCCGAGCTAAGCGCAAAAATCGTAGGCTTGGATGCCGAGAAAAAAGCAGCTGAGTTAAAACTCTCTGCCAAATTGGAAGCTGAAGAAGCTTCGAAATTAACAGCTGTCAACTTACAGGTTGATAATGCCGTGACTGCTGGGCAAATTTCAGCAGAGAAAAAAGAGCAGTTTGTAAACCTAGGTATTGCAAACCCTGAATTGTTGACTTCAACATTGGCTTCAATACCAGTTAAAAAGACTTTTGCAGCGACCATCAAGAATAACGATGGAACTGAAAGCGAGGTCAAAACAGCTGAAGACTTTCAGAAGTTAACCTTAGAAGCAAAGTTGAGCTTTAAATCGACACAACCCGACCAGTACAAGAAATTATTCACCATTAATAACTAATAAAATGCCAGCAAATTTTCCAGAAATATGGTTAGGACGTATTATCCAAAACCTAGATAATAGTGATGTTGCACCCTTTTTGAATGGGATTGCAGAAATCGCAGCAAGCGTTGTCCAAATCAACCAGGGGCAATTAAGTGAGCAAAACAAAATTTATGTGCCAAGCACTGAATTTGAAGTTGATGTATTGATCAACAACACCACTTATCCAATTGCAGTGCAAACGTATGCAGATGGTACTATCGAAATTACCTTGGACAAATACCAAACTAAGGTAGTGACCTTAAGTGACGACCAAATTATTGGTGCCTCTTATGACAAAATCGATGTGGTTACAAAATCCCTGGTCAGAAGCATTATGTCTTCTAAATACAAAAAAGCAATTCATTCAATTGCCCCTGCCGCTGTTACCGTAGATACTCCTGTAATGGCTGCAACCGGTGGAGCTGCTGCCTTGACTGATCCATCAGGAAGGAAACGCTTAACCTATGAAGACCTTGTGGCCTTTAAAGATGCCTGTGATAAAGCCGGAATGGCCGAGGAAGGGCGAAGATTGGTTTTATGTACAAACCACTGGAACGATCTATTGTTAGACCGTAAAAACTTCGGTAATCAATTGGTAGATTATGCAAAAGGAAAGCCAGCTCCTTTTATCTCCGACTTTGAGTTGCACAAATACCCGGTAATGCCACTTTACACTTCTTTGAAAGTGAAAAAAGCTTACGGTGCCATTGTGGAAGCCGGAGATACCGTTGCATCGGTGTGTTTTGTAAAAGAGAAAATTGGTAAAAAAACAGGCTTGACCAAGCAATACTTTGCCGAGGCCAAAAACAACCCTGCGACCCAAACTAATGACCTATCGTACAGACACTACTTTATTGCAGTGCCTTACCAAAACAAGCACATTGCTGCTATAGTATAATACCCCAACCATCCGGCTATCCTTCGCCAGATAGCCGGAATCTATAAAATATAAATTAACATGCTCGATTACCTCCTATCACCAATTATCCAGATACTGATGCTGTTTTTTACGGCACTTATTACCTGGTTCTTTTCAAGATCCAGATATAAAATGGATTTGAAGTCCTCAGGAATCGACAATGAAATAAAATCAGCTGACTATTACAGATCATTACTTGACGACATGGCTATAAGGTTAGACAATGCAATCTCCGAACTCATGAAGTTGGAAGATCGATTTGTAAAGTTGATGCAAACCAATAGGGAGCTTTCTAACACGAATATGCAATTGATGGAAACCAATAAAGAATTATTGGTAGAGCTTAAAAAGTACAAACAGTTAAACGGCAAAAAGGAATAGCTATGGTTACGAGCGCAGATTGTACTAAAAAATATGGAACCCCGGACATTCACATGGAGCGAAAGGAAATGGTTCTCTGGGACATCCCTACCGATATTAATGCAGGAATCCCAGAATTGCCTAACCGGCTTTATTGTAATAAGGACATTGTTGAGCCACTAGAGCAAGCTTTTCAGAATGTTATTGATAGGGATTTGGCTTGTCATATTAAGTCCTGGGACGGTTGCTTCAATATTAGAAAGAAAAGAGGCGGCTCTACATACTCCCTGCACAGCTGGGCAATTGCCGTAGACTTTAACGCAGCCTGGAACCGCTTTGGGGCAAAGCCTCAAATGTCTTTGAAAGTGGTAAAATGCTTCACTGATGCCGGATTTGAATGGGGTGGTACCTGGTCAAAAAGGGACGGAATGCACTTTCAATTAAAATCGATTTAATGAAGTACTTATTAATCCTACTCGCCTGTTTTTTGATAGTCTCCTGCGGAAGGCGACCAATCACCAATACGGTAAGCACTCTTGACAGTACCCACGTTGAGCGTAAAGTAAATATTAGGGATACTATTATCAACCTGCCATTTTATAAGGTGGGAGTTTCGGTAGCCGAAAAAGACCTAAATGAAACACCCCTGACGAAGACCAACGGAAATGCAAAAGTTGAACTATATAAAAAGGATGAAATCATTTACGCTAATGCCACTTGTGATTCGCTGGAGCTTCAACTTAAGCTGAAGGATAGCATTATATCAACATTTCGCGATCGTAAAACTGACACGGTAATTACCCTGCCTCCGGAACAGGTCAAATATGTTCCCTGGTATATAAAAACACTTGCCTGGATAGGTGGTATTGCACTATTGATCCTGGGCATTAAAGTGGCATTATTTATTTACAAACCTAAAATTTCATAAAAATGAAAAAACCATGCGTATTCAAATCACACCCGAAATTGGAGAAGTATTATGAAACCTCTGATGGGACAAAGTTCTTTCAGGAACACGATGCCAAAACATTCTCCAGAACTTTAAAAGATAAAGCTGTGAAAACGGTAAAAAGGCCTGCGGAAGTTGAAGCAGATGAACCTGTTAAAAAAGCAGTTGATTCCAAATCCACGAAAGATTCCAAGCCAGGAGAATTGACCCCAATGCAAAAGGCAAAATTTCGAATTGCAGCCATTGAAAGAATGGAGACCGTTGCAGAGGTTGAAAAAGCCTTGAAAGAGGAAACCGCTAAATCTGTAATTGCAGCCGGTAAGAATCGTATTGAGGCCATTGAAGCTTCAAATGAAGTGATCAACAAAGAAAAAGAGTAATATATGTTACCAGGATTAGATATAAAATTTGACAATGGCAATATAGATACCGTAGTATCTACTGCCGACGGTGTATTTGGTTTGTTGGCCTCGGCAGTTGCTGTTGTTGATAAATTCGAACTGGGAAAGGAATATACCGTAAAAGGTATGGCCGATGTGGCCGCATTGGGAATTCTACCAGATGTGGACAATTACCAACTGTATAAGTGGCTAAAAGAGTTCTATGAAGAAGCGGGTGACGGTGCTGAACTCTGGTTAATGGGTTTCCCTAAAGCAAACAAACCAAGTGATTGGTTCACTGCAGATGTAGTTACCGGGAAAGCTCCAGCAGAAAAGTTGCTGGATGTTTCAAATGGTCGGCTTAATGCCTTGTTCACCTGTTATAATCCGGTAGCTCCATTTGTTCCGGTTGTTGTAGCCGGGTTGGATGACGATGTGGCTTTAGCACAACAAAAAGCCCAATTACTGGCGGTAAATTATACCAAAAATAAATACACCCCACTATTTGTGATCCTTGAAGGTTTTGCCTTTGATGGGGATGCCATAGGTCTTACAGATCTATTACTAGGTGAAGACAACCGTGTAGGGATCTTTATAGGTGATACCGAAAAAAGCAGCGTTGACCCGGTTACATTAGGAGCTGCTTCAGGAGTGCTTGCCGGAAGATTGGCAATGATTCCGGTTCAAGAGAATCCCGGAGCCGTAAAAAGGGGTGCATTGGCAACTTTGACCGCTTTTATTGTAGATGAAAAGGTGGAGTTATACGATGTGGAAGCCCTGCACAATAAAGGTTATATCACCTTTCGGACACATGAACGCAAAGCAGGCTATTATATCAGTGATGATCCTTTGGCAACTAGTATAGATGATGACTACCGGCAAATAACCCGTAGGAGGGTAATCGATAAGGCTTACCGGGTTGCGCATAATATTGCCAGTGAAGAAATACTGGCAGATTTTGACCTGAACAACGATGGGACCATTTCCCCTTTTTATGCCAAAACTATTGAAGGCAATATCGAAAGGGCAATTTTTAACCAAATGACTTCCACTGGGGAGCTTTCAAGAGACCAGTCCAATAAAGACGATAAAGGTGTGATCGCTAAATTCAATACAACATTGAACGTAGCAACAACCAACCGTATCGAGCTTTCCCTAAAGGTAAGGCCTAAAGGATATGCCCGTTGGTTTGATGTATTATTGGGGTACGATGTTTCACTTAACAACTAATAATTATGTTTAATAGTAGAGAATACGAATGGGCAGACCTAACCCTGATTTTAGGCGGAAAAGATATCACCGAGATTCGAGCGGTAAAATATACCGAAAAAATAGAACGTGAAGCTGTGTATGCAAAAGGCAGGAACCCTCACAGCATTCAAAGTGGAAACATTGCGTATGAAGGTGAAATCACCATGTTGCGAAGTGGATATGAAAAACTGGTGAAAGCCGGAAAAGGTAGTGTTCTTGCCTTGGCCTTGGATGGATTGTTTTCTTATGGAAATCCAGCTGATGGGGATGCTTTATTAAGCGATCGTGCCTCAGGCGTCCGATTTACAGAAGCTGCAAAAGAATTTAAACAAGGCGACAAATTTCAGGAAATAACCCTGCCATTTATCTGCCTTAACATTAAAAATCAGGTTTAAGCTATGGAAAAGCAAATCACTAAAGAACAAATTGAAGCTTGGAAAAAAGCTCACGAAGGCGTTTTTAAAATTATTGTTGAAGACAAGATTGCTTATTTAAGAAGTCCAACCCGTAAAGAGTTTGAATATGCTTCTCAAGTTGCAAAAACATCTTCTATAAAGTTCAATGAGTATTTATTAAAAACGTGCTGGTTGGCCGGTGATCAAGAAATACAAACCAAGGACTCTTATTTTTTGGGAGCATCCGGGCAAATATCTGCAATTTTAAATATCAAAGAGTCTAAGCTGGAAAAGCTTTAGAGGCTGCGAAAATAGTTGATGAAAAAGCAGAATGGCTACGTATAACCAATGCGCAATTACGGTACTATTTTCATATTGACCCTGACAGCCTCAGTGATGAAGTATGGGCAAACCGAGTAAAAGAATTACAATTTATTAGACAAAAGGAAAGCAATACCTAGCCTTCCTTTTGTTTTTATCCCCACACATTAGAAATGGATAGTAACTTAAATTACATACTTAAATTTAGTTCTAATGCCGATAAGGTATCGGCTTCCATTGATAAATTAGACAAAGGTGTAAATCAGGTAAGCAAGCACGCTGGTAAAATGGCCAACGGGTTTTCCAAAGCGATGGATAAAATAAACTCCAAGCTTAGTACCATACAATTGCACTCCTTTATTCAGAATGTGCAATCTGCATCTCAAGGATTGGATTCCATAAATGAACCCGGGTTAAAATTAGGAAGCTCCTTAGCCGACTTATCGGCCATAACAGATGTTACTGGAGACAAGCTAAAAGAAATTGAAGGTTATGCCAGGGAAGCCGCTAAAACCTTTGGAGGTGATGCCGCTGCTGGTGTAGAATCTTACAAACTCATTCTATCGCAATTAACTCCTGAACTTGCCAAAGCCCCAAAAGCTTTGCAAGCAATGGGAACGCATATTAATACACTCTCCAAAACAATGGGTGGAAATACCGCAGCGGCAGCTGAAGTATTGACCACTGCGATGAACCAGTACCAGGTATCTACAGCAAACCCAATTAAGGCAAGCCAGCAAATGGCCATAATGATGAACATAATGGCGGCAGGAGCTAAAGAAGGATCAGCGGAATTACCACAAATTAAATCTGCCTTAGAGCAAAGTGGTCTGGCTGCGAAAACAGCAGGTGTTCATTTCTCAGAAGCCAAT